GTAATAGGAGCTTGCAGATCAGATAGAAGATTAAAACAAAATATTTTATTTAAACAGTACTCCAAATCAGGTATCCCAATCTATGAATTTGAATATATTAATGAATCCGATGGTATAGGGACTTATATAGGAACAATGGCCCAGGATCTTATTAAACTTGGAATACATAAAGCAGTAACTTTAGATAGTGATGGTTACTATTCTGTGTATTATGATAAAATTGATGTAGATTTTAAAAAACTTTAATGCTTGGAAATATCACAATAATTATATATAATATAAAAAAAAGGTATAAAATATGTCAACTAAAAAACTGGCTAAGAATGATTTAGATCAAATACAATCAATCGGCCAACGTTATGATGAATTAACAAATACACTAGGAAATCTAGAAATTGAAAAATTTACACTGTCTTTGCGTCTAGGCGAACTAGAAAAATTACATGCGGCAGAATTAACTAAATTTGAAACAATTCGTTTGCTAGAACAAGACTTAATGGCGGATCTTAAAGAGCGTTATGGCGAAGGGTCAATTGATATCAATACAGGTACATTTACAGAATCATAGGTTTGGGATTAAACCACCATATTTATAATAAACAAAATATAGGAGAATTATAATGGCAGAAAGAATTGTTTCGCCTGGTGTATTTACGAATGAAGTTGATCAATCGTTTTTAGCCGGCGGAGTAGCACAAATTGGTGCAGCAATAGTAGGGTCGACAGTAAAAGGCCCAGCTCTAGTACCAACCCAAATTACATCATATGGTGAATTTGAACAAATATTTGGATCATATACAGATGATTCATATGTTCCATTTGTAGTTAATGACTACTTGAGAAATGGAAATGTAATAACAGTAACACGACTTTTATATGAAGATGGTTACTCTATAACAAATGGCGCAATTGGTGTCATTGCAAAATCAGGATCTGTTGAAACAGTAACACATATACTTCATCCTACCCAAGCAGTATTGGGTGCAGGTAGTGTTGTAAATGCAGCATATTTTGAAGACTCGGTTATTAATAATAATTCATCTGGATCATTTGAAATAAAAGTATCTGGATCATTTACTACTGATACAACCATTCCAGGATTTAGTGCATTTCTAGCAGGAAATGGCGCTTCAATATCTGCTTCGATTGTATCGACTGATAATTCATATATAACAAAAACATATGGTAAGTCTCCTAAATCAGTAGATTATCCAGTATATGTTCAATATGAAAATAAAGCAGCATCTAGCCTATTTAATAATATGGCCGATGTAACTATTTCATTGGAACAAGTAACTGGTAGTGCATATTCATTTTTAGAAGATTATAAAACAGCAGCAACGCCATTTATTACTTCACAGAAAATTGGAACTACTGCAAAGAATCTATTTAAATTTCACACATTATCACATGGTACATCAGTTAGTTCTGAAGTAAAAGTTGGTATTCGTGATATTAGACTTGCATCTGAAGTTTCAGATCCAAATGGATACGGAACATTTACAGTAGAGGTAAGACGCGTCAATACGACAAATATTGTTAACACACCATATTCATCTCAAGACACAGATCGTACGCCGGATATTGTTGAATCATTTACAAATCTAAATTTAGATCCAGACTCACCTAGATATATTTCTAGAGTAATTGGAGATCGATACAGCACAATTACTGATGCTGGTGATATTGTTGTTAATGGAGATTATCCTAACTTATCTAAATTTATTAGAGTAGAAGTTGATCCAGGCGTATCAGAAAAAACAAATACCGAAACATTGATACCATTTGGATATGTAGCATTAACATCACCAATTCCAATGTATAGCTCGTCACTTAATTTAACTGCAACGGCAACATTGACGTCGCAAGTTCAAACCACATTTAGTAGCAGAAACTATTTTGGATTTGATTTTAATAATTTGAATAACTTGAATTATTTATCTCCAATCCCAACCGCTTTATCAACTACCGGTAGCAATGTAGACTTTTATTTAGGTGATGTGAGCCAAGACGCGGCAGCAGATTTTCCAACATCTACAACAGCATATAGTGGATCATTGACAACAGCATTGAATGCGAATACATTTACAGATAACGTTTCTGTTAACACTAGAAAGTTTATGGTACCAATGCAAGGTGGATTTGATGGAGCTCGTCCAAATTTACCTAAACTGTCAGGAACAAATATTAAATCCACAAATACATTTGGATTTGATTGTAGTGGTACAGCCACAACTGGAACTAAGGCATATAATAAAGCATTTGCATTATTAAGCAATGCAGATTATTATGATATGAACATGTTGATTACACCTGGTGTTATTGATAGTATTCATCCATTAGTAACTAGTGCTGCTAGAAATTTGGTAGAACAAAGACAAGACACATTCTATATAATGGATAGCAATGTATTAACGGATAATATTGCTACTGTAGTTCAACAAGTAACAAACATTGATAGCAATTATGCAGCAACATATTTCCCATGGGTAAGAGTTGTAGATCCAGGAAAGAATAAACCAATTTTTGTTCCACCATCAGTAGTAATGCCAGGAGTATTAGCATTTAATGATGCAGTAACTGCACCATGGTATGCACCAGCTGGTTTAACTAGAGGTGGGTTGACAACAGCAATTGGCACATATAAAAATCTAAGTCAATCGAATAGAGACACATTGTATGAGAACCGTGTTAATCCTATAGCAAACTTCCCTAATGAAGGAATTTGTGTTTGGGGGCAAAAGACATTGCAAGCTAGACCGAGTGCATTAGATCGTGTCAATGTGCGTCGTTTGCTTATCGAAGTTAAAAAGTTTATTGCATCGTCAACTAGATACCTAGTATTCGAACAAAATACTTCCGCAACACGAAACAGATTCTTGAGCATTGTGAATCCTTATTTAGAACAAGTAAGAGCACAACAAGGTTTGTCAGCATTCCGTGTAGTAATGGATGAAACAAATAACACACCAGACGTAATAGATAGAAATATAATGTATGGTCAAATATTTTTACAACCAACTAGAACGGCAGAATTTATTGTCTTAGACTTTAATATTCAACCTACGGGTGCATCATTTCCTGAATAGGAGTAAAAAATAACACAAAAGGTAGGATTTCGGTCCTGCCTTTTTTACTGTCCGATATATTTATATTAAAATACAAGGAATAAACTATGGCACTAGAAGATCAAATAAATCAAGCAAATCCTGGTACGGATTTTGCTGATTATGGTATTGATAATAATTATTGGCAAAATGCATACTCCTGGGAACCAAAGAAAGCACATCAATTTATTATGGAAATTGAAGGTATCCCTGCATATCTTATACATTCATCTGCTAAACCTAGTCTAGACAACGGCGAAGTCGTATTAGAACATATGAATGTTCAGCGCTATGTAAAAGGTAAAAGTAAATGGAATTCAATCTCAATATCATTATATGATCCAATTGTTCCGTCTGCAGCACAATCTGTTATGGATTGGGTACGTTTACATCATGAGTCTGCAACTGGTAGAGATGGGTATTCATCAATGTATAAAAAAGAAGTAACATTGACTCAACTTTCTCCATTAGGTGAAAAAGTTGAAGAGTGGATATTAAAAGGAACATTTATTACTAGTACGAATTTTGGTGAACTAGATTGGTCGAGTGAAGACGTTGTTAAAATTTCAATGGATCTTCGATACGATTGGGCATTCTTAAATTTCTAAAAATACAAATCATATTAATAAAGTGGGTAGATTAATTTCTACCCATTTTTTGTGTTCACCCATATTTATAATAAAGTTATAATAAGGACATTATGAGTAAAGTTACCGATCGATTAGACAACAAACAAATTGTCGAATTAGCAAAAAAGCAGTACGAACAAGAAAAGCAAAACAGCAAATTTCCTGCAAACATAATTACATTGCCATCTCACGGCAAAGTATATGAAGAAACATCAGCATTAAAATCAGGAAAAATAGAAATGCGTCATATGACTGCATATGATGAAGATATACTATCTAATAGCAGTTATATAAACGAAGGTGTTATGTTTGATAAACTACTAGAAGCATTAATTGTAACACCAGGAGTTGATATTTCCGAGCTTGTTAGTGGCGACAAAGAATGGTTGCTTATATCTGCTAGAATATTAGGATACGGAAATGAATATCCAGTATCAATTATTGATTCTAAAACAAACGACCCATTATCAGCAATATTGGATTTATCAAAGTTAAAATCAAGAGAATTTGATAAAGCGTCAGATAATGACGGTTGTTTTGAATATATTGTTCCTAGTAATAACGATGTTATTAAATTCAAATATTTATCAGCAGCAGATGCTAGTAAAGTAGAAGATGAATCAATTAATTCTACGTTTCTTAAAATGTCAATACATGCAATAAATGGAGATACAGACGTTAATACCATAGAAGATTATTTAAAATATGAACTGCGCGCAATGGATAGCAGAAAGCTTAGAAAACATATTGTGGAGTCAGCACCTGGTATTAATTATGAAACAGAAGCAGTGGACGATAAGGGAGCCACACACTCTGCCACATTTCAATTTAAGCTCGACCTTTTTTGGTTTTAACGCAAAAGACCAAGTATTTTTTCACAATCAGTTATTTGACCTATTATGGGCTGGAGAAGGTCGTTGGTCATTTGAAGACATATACACGATGCCTTTGCGAATTCGTAAACTATGGGTATCCCGAATCAACAAGATGCGAAGTGATGCTGCATCCGATCGAGAAGACCAAGCCAACCAAAATAAAAATAAGATAAGTAGGCCGCAGTTCAAAAAGTAACTTGTAAATATTTATAATAAAGAGCCAATCAATGAGATCTGCAAAACATGTGTCTATTAAAGAATTAAAAAAGCAGCCTAGACTCGGTATGGCTAAATCAAAACTAGACAAGACTCTGGAAGAATTAAACAGATTATCATCTTCAGGAGCGTTTAACGAGATATCGAATCAGGTTAATAAATTCAGACACACTTTACCAAAATTAGAAGATTCAGTTACTAGTATAACCAACTTATTAGGAAATCAAATCAAAGTCTTTGATCAACTATCTGCAGGGGTTGGTCGAGCAGCTGCATATTTTGATGACTTCTCAAAAGCTGCTCAAAAAAATGCAGACAATCTAGATTATCTAATAGGCACACAAAACGACTTGCAAAAAGAATTTAAAATGAGCAGTGCCGGCGCATTTGATTTTTCTAAAAGTCTGCGAAGTATTAACGTCCAAATCGGCGATGCTAAACTATTTAAATATGCTGCAGGGTTAGGAAAGATTACAGGTGGATTTATTACAT